CTAGTGGAAAAATATCGTCCACAGACATTAAATGATTTATGTTTATCTCAAGATATCAAGGATTTAATATTGTCTTGGGGCACTGAAATACCACATTTATTGTTTTGTGGTCAAGCTGGAGGAGGAAAAACCTCTTTGGCAAGAATTATTGTCCAAGATATACTAAAATGTGACTACTTATATATTAATGCTTCTGATGAGAATGGTATTGATATTATTAGAACTAAAGTTACTGGATTTGTTCAGACTAAAAGTTTCAATGGTAACATTAAAGTAGTTATTCTTGATGAGGCAGATGGTCTTTCTTTGGAAGGTCAGAAATGTCTTCGCAATTTGATGGAAAGTTATGCTGATATTACAAGATTCATTCTCACTGGAAATTATAGGCATAAAATCAATGTAGCTCTACAATCCCGTTGTCAAAGTCTAGATATTAGACCATCTCAAAAAGACGCTTTGATTAGATGCCTACACATTCTTAAACAGGAAGGAATTGATACTACTTTAGATGATAAAAAGGCAGTACAATCCATCGTAAAGCAATATTTTCCCGATTTAAGGAAGTGTATCAATGAAATACAGAAATGTATTATTAATGGTAAGCTTAATATCCAAAATAAACTTGATAATAATCCAACATTACAACTTATTTGGGAAAATCTTAAAGATAAGAAATCTTTAGAGACCCGAAAGTTTCTCATACAGAATGATGGAGTGTTTAATTCGGATTGGGACCAATTATTGGTTGATTTGTTGAATTATATCTATAATATCAACATAAAGGACAGCGAAAAGAAGTCAATGATCATGACTATTGCAGATCATCTTGATAAAGCAAGTAGAGTGATTGATAAAGAGATTAATTTCTTTGCTTGTATGTTAAACCTTGAAAATGTGTAAGAAAAAACCCACCGGGATTGGACCGATGGGTTTTTGGTTTGACAATATAGGTTAAGCAGTTTGTGGCTGGCCAGTAGGAGTAGCAGTGGGCTGTCTGGCAGCATTATAAGCAGAACTGGCAGCTTGACCAGCACCTTTCAAGAATCCGCCTTGGGAGGCAGTATCGGCATTAGCTCCAGCAGTAGATTGAGCTTTTTCTAATCTTGCGACAATATTTTTAAGAGGTAGATTCATTGGATCACCCATAGCTGGAATCAATTTAGCGTTTATAGCTTGGGTTAGGGCATCAATTAATTGCTTGATAGAATCAGATGCCTGTTGTAATGATTTAGTTTGAGCCGATGCCTGATTACCAGTAGCATACATATTAGCCGCATTGGAAGCCACTTGACCAGCAGCAGCTAATCCACCTTTAACAGCAGAACCAGTAGCATTGGCTACATTAGCACCAACATTTTTAACCCCTTGAACTGCATTAGCCCCAACATTTTTAACCGCAGTACCAAGATTTTTAAGACCGCCAAATAATTCATTAATGATTCTCTCATTCACATCAGTAATATACTGTAGTTCACTCTCAGTCATCAAATGTAGACGAGATTGAACTTGTCCCAGAGTCATATGAGGGGCTTGTTCTTTTAGTAGAGTTAGTGAATATGCTTCAGATAGAAGCGCCATATCTTTTCGGTTGTAGGACATATTATTATTTAGTGAATTGTTTCAAAATCTTTTCCAGTTGTTCTGCTTTGGCTTTCATAGCCTTACTATTTGGGTCACGATAATATTCAATTAAGTCCTTTTTGAAGTTTTGGATATCTTTAAGAAGTTCATTAATTTTACCTCCCATGAGACTTTTTAATTGAGCGGCTTGATTTGTCTTGGCATAACCTTGACCTTTTAAAGCTCCCCCTACTCCAGATACTATACCGGAAGTACTGGCTTTGATACGGTCCCAGATACCTTCCTCATATAAATCTGCCATGTTTTGTTGATCATATTTATTCATTATATATTTCCCCCCTTACTTAATATATATTTTGCTATTTTATTAGTAGTGTGGGGATCGTTTAACGCTTTCATTATAGTGTTCATCGAAATTGTAGTTAATGGTCCATCTTTACCAGCTTCCATAGACCATACCTGAAATCCAGTGTTATCTTCAGTTGGAACTGTGAATCCCCTGAAATTGGGATTTACTTTTTTCAAATATTCATCAATACCTGACATAATTCTGGTTCGTGTAATAATATCATCTAGACTATCACTGGTTGGCATAGAAGTCGGAATACCTGATGAGTTATCTAATCCAAGTCCTTGGTGTATTTCTTTTAACCGATTGTTGATATGTTCTGCCGCTTTATTTATTTGTTCTCCCTGTGATAACTCATCAAATCCAGGAGTTTGGGTGGGGTCTTTAAATGGAGTAGATACTACTTTATTTAAAATCTCGGGGTCTGGTTCGGGGTTATAATCTTGAGGATTTCCTGTAATGTAATCTTTAGGAGTTCCCCCACCAGTTTCGGGATTATAATTATCTGGAATACCGTTTTTATATCCAATCTCAGCATCAGTAACTGGATTTGCTCTTGGAATACCTTGATCCCAGTCAGCATCAGTAACTGGATGTGCTCTTGGAATATTATCTGTATCTAATCCAAAATTATCCATATTTGCTCCAGTGGGAGGTGATTCTGGTGGATTATAATCTGTTGGCCAAGATACATCTGGTGATGTTTCTTGTGAGAATGGGTCCATTGCTGAGTTAGTTACATCGTGAGCATTTTGGACATTATTAACACCTGCCGATAGAGCATGTTTTAATTGACCCATAGCATACCCAGAAACAGCGCCAATACCAGCAGCAATAAGTGCTTTTTTAAGCTTATCCTTGGCAGTCATATTAGTACTGGAAGCATTTCTCAAAGCAGTCATACCACCACCGATAATACCACCCACAGCAGCGAGAGGCATCCCAACAGAGGCTAAAGAACTACCAATAGCACCAGTAGCAGCAATTTTGCCAACTGCTCCTGCCACTTTACCAGCACCGTAAGCAATTTTTTGAAACATTCCCCCCTCTGGAACCATGAGTGGTTCTACCGATTGAACAGATTTGACCAAGTTATCGAATTGGGATATTGAGTTTTTATCTTTAGTAGTTTGGATATCTTTACCCATTTCCCAAATCTTCTTTTTTACAGTATTGAGGAGTAATTCGTATCTTTTTTGGGCTGGTCCAGTGCCACTCATAGAACCACCTATTTTACTTCTAATATTCTCAAATGCTTCTTTCTGAACTCCTTGTTGAGATTGGATATATTGTAATATCTGTTGGGGGGACATACTTAAAAGCTTTTCAGCTTCAGCGTCTCCTTTCTCCAATCTGGCAATTACATCCACGAAGAAATCAGCAAGTTTCTTTTGATCTTCTGATGATATATTCTGGGGTGTAGTTGGAACAGGGGCAACCGCCTCCATATACAAATTGAAAATATTATTTTTATCTCGGGGGGCTATCATAAAAATTAAATTAGGTCGTATATCAATCCCATATTAGCATTATCCATTTTTAATCGAGTACTTTCACCGGCCAATTTTAAATTAGTTGGAGTATTTTTACCATTACCCTTATCAGTAACCCGAGTAATGTTTTGGTTGTCTGATTTCCATTCTTCAGTCTTACCATTGGTATATTTGTCATCATCCCAACGGAATTGCCCCGGAATGTCTGGACTTGGATCACCAGCGTCAACAATGTCAATCATCTCAGGTTTAACTGTAATTGATCCAAAATGCCTACCACCACCTTGATCACCCGCAATAGTAATAACAGCTCTGTCAGCGGTCTTGTGTTGATTAGCACCCGTTACACCAGATAGTCTATCACCAACTTGAACTACTTTAATATTAAGTCCACTTTTGATGAGTTCATCCAATTCTTGTTTCATTACTGATGGCATTGCATTGTAACAATCACAGGATTTATAATCAGGTCTAAACTTTACAATGTCGCCCGGCAAATAACCCCCACAATTATATCGTGAAATTACACTTTCAAAGATTTTATCAAACTTCTTACCCATGAGTATATTTAGTGGTTATGATTAAATAATCGTATGACCTTTGAAAAATTATACAAGATTCTTGTGGAAGCTGATGCCCAACCACCAGTACAGGCACCTGTTGCTCCAGAACCTACTGCTCCAGCCACTCCAGTACAAGCTCCTGTAACTTCCCCAGTACAAGCACCAATCCCTCCCCCAGAACCAGTAGCTACTCCAGAACAACTATCTGAACAGAATGCGTTAGCTATTGTATTGCTCGGTAAATCATTTCAACTATTGAAAAATGATGAAGTGTTTGTGGATCAACTTAAAGGTATAATGAATGGTTTCAAGAAAAACAGAAACCAAAAAACCGAATATCAAGAAAGAGTAATCAAAACAAAACCGAAAACCATTGAAGGATTTTGGAATCAGATTAATCGACTCATTAAAATTGTAAATGATCCTAAGAAAAGGGATGATAAGAGTCATGCCAAGTTCATGGAAGAACTGGAAAAGGTTAAAGGATTTAAAGATGATGCTCAAAAAGAACTTGAGGATGTCTATCATGAAATTGAAGCCCTGATTACTAAAAATGAAGAATTGGATGAACAATTCTCCGATCAATTATATGCAGTAATACATCATACCGCCAAGAGACTATACGATAGACAATCCAAAGATGTTCCAGAAGATTCTGAAGATTTAGATATGGCTGGAGCAATCGCTGGTATTTCTAAAAATCCAGTAGCTCAGTGCCAAACATTGGAATCTTTAACCGTAGAAGATGAGACCACTAATCCTCTGATCATGTTCTTGACTTCTGAAGGAGAAAAATACGAGGAAGCCAAACAACGATATTTTGAAGTGAAAAATGGTGTTAATTATGCAATAGCAATTGAACAAATGTATCAAAATCTTCCAATGTTCTCTTTCATCAATTATTTTTCCGAAATTATATTGAAAGGTAACGCTATCAAACTTATATTGACCTCAGAGAAATCAAAACAAACAGATAAAATTGAAACTACCAAGGAGAAGAAATCTAGTCCCATATTAGATAAATTATCAACTATTCGTACAGAAGCCCAATTCGATGAATTTCGACCAGAATTGATAGCATATCTCCAAAATATTAATACTGGAATATCTCACAAGAATATGCTACTGGGTATGGCCAAGGGTCCATTTATCACTCGTAAAGGATCAGCTAATGCCGCCACGAAAATCTCAAGTTCTCTTAGAGCTTCCAACATAAAGGAAAGTTTCGACAATTTAACTTCTAAATTACTAAAATCCTATAGATATGATGAAGATAACTTCAAAATTAATCTCATGGAAGTCTTACAAAAATGAATATCAAATTAAAATCAGTAAAGGTTGATAATCTCGCAGAAAGATCTTTAAAAAAGAATTATCTTTATAAAGATATAGCTTTCGATTTAGTACCTGCTCTTGCTCTTAACAATCAATTACATAAGAATGATATTTTGCGAGATGTAGCTGCTCTATATGATGTGCAAGCAGTTAAAAATAGTGTCGCTACTGCTTTTTTAACATCTCCCGGTCAAAAGATATTAAATCCTCTATATGGAGTTGACTTGCGACAATATATCTTTGAACCAGTAGATAATTTCTTAGCTATTATTATAAAAGATGATATAAGGACCAAATTACCTCGTTCAGAACCCAGAATCAATGTTGGTAATGTCAGTGTAGTGGGTAATGCTGATGACCAGACTTATTACATAGATTTACAGATTGATGTGCCATCTTTAGGTATTTATGGCTTATCTATAAAGTCTCAGTTGAATAGCACAGGATATTCAATCGTTTAGCTTAAATATTTGAGTGAGTAATTCAAATTTAGAGTATAATCTCCCCCAAAATGCTTATGTGAACTTTGATGCCTTATCTCTGAAGGCATTCATGATTCAACAATTGAATGATGGGGGACAGTTCACAGATCAGAACTATGAAGGTAGTAATATTTCATCTCTACTGGATGTTCTGGCTTATTATACTCATGTTCTCATGTTTTATTTGAACCAGACTTCATCCGAAGCAATGTTTTCTCAATCCACAATCTATGAGAATATGAATAAGATTGTGAAATTGATTGGTTATAAACCAACTGGTAAACAGACATCTCTTTCCCCTATAAATTGTATAGCTTCTGCTGCAATGCCCACTGGTACTTACACGATCCGAAAATATAGCTACTTTCTGGTTGATAATATTCAATATACCTTTATTGCAAATCTGGATTTTGAAAAAGCTACGACTTCAATAGAACCCATAGATAGTATTGCATCAAATGGGATATTATATCAAGGTACAGTTGGAGAATATCCTTTGTATACCGCAGAGGGTATTGATTATGAAACATTACCGATAGTAGTAGATAATTTAGTGAATACTGTGGATACTCGATTTATTTCACATGGATCTATTTCGGTATATGTTTACGAAGTAGAGACCAATAGATGGTATGAATGGACTGAAGTGGATAGTTTATTTTTATCTGATTCTACTTCTCGTGTCTATGATTTAAGATTGAATGAAAATGGTCACTATGAAGTGAAATTCGGAAATGATATTTTCGGCAAACGACTGAATACTGACGATGAAGTGGCCGTGTTTTATATTCTAAGTGATGGTGATAAAGGTCAAATTAGTAATAATTCTATAAATGGAAATAAATTATTCACTTATAATAGTAGTAGATTCTCTCAGATTTATACCGATATCAACACTTCTATAAATAGTCAAATCAACGATACCACCAGATCATTTCTAACATTCAACAATCCCAATAATTCCACATTATTACATGATGCTGAAACAGTTGACGAAATAAGGAAAAATGCCCCAATATTCTTATCAACTCAACTCAGACTTGTCACAGAATTGGATTATGAGAAGTATATCAAAAAAAGCATCCCCAATATCATAAGTGATGTAAAAGTAGTAGATAATAAAAGATTCATTGATGAATATATCAATTATTTCTATACTATCTGTGTAGATCCTAATAAAGTAAATCGGGTCATCATAAATCAAGCCAATTTTGCCGATAGTTGTGATTTCAATAATATTAATGTGTTCTGTGTTCCGTCTTTGGTAATCACTAAAGACGAGCAATATCCCGAGTTTGTTAGTAATAGCTTTAAAACTTTGATTAAAAATATTACGAGCGATAAAAAAATGATTAGCAATGAGGTTGTTCCTCGTGATCCCATCTATGTCGCTATGGATTTTGGATTTACGAATAATATAGTGACCAAGGATGTATATAAAAACACGAAATTAACCATAGTAAGACAAAGAAACGATAACACTAACAAGGAAACAATTAAAAATAATGTAGTAAATATTATTCTAAATTATTTTAATCCTTTATCTATGAAATTGGGACAAGTTATTGATATGACTAATTTGACTTCTCAAATTTTAAATATACCTGCAATTCGTAGTGTGAGAACTTCCAATTCCGTTGAGGGTATATCCATCGATGGAGTTTCTTTCGTAGTTTGGAATCCAATGTTTGAAGGTGTGGATGAAAGTCTAATACATCAGACAACAACCCTACCGTTTTTCAAATTCCCATATATCTATAGACCATCTTCTCTCATTAACCGGATAGAAGTGGTTGATAATTAATTTTTATGTCTACTACTTATACCAACTTCAGTGCTATTGATTTTAGAGGAAACAATTCTCTTTCAGCTTATGCGTTGGAAAATACTCCCCTCACATTCATACCAGATTTACCGAATAATTCGATATATAGAATAGTTTGGAATTTTGGAGATGGTACTATATCCAAAGCATTCTCTGCCGCCAAGAGTTATACTTTCCCCGGTATATATACCGTTAATATGGTAGTATATAATTGCGATAGCAATGCAATGATATCAACTTTTGAGAAAACTATAACAATAGTTGATTATATTCCATTTACATTTAATATCGAATTCACCAATTATATTGTAACTGAGAATGGCTCTTATATTTCTACATCAATAGATAATATACATATTAAAGTGGGATCGATCACTGGTCCATGGAAATTTAACGCTTATTATCCAACATATCAGACACCTTCAGATATTTTCTGTTATACTTCAGGTAGTAATAGTGATGATTGGTGGTCCAAAAATAATAAATTTCAACATTTGGAAAATACTTATTCATTATATGATAAAATCTATAATTATTCCCTCAAATCCAACCAATATCGTGAAATTGATAGACTTCAATTATCTGCTTTTAAATTGTATTCCAGAATTGTGAATAATGAGTTGGTGAGTTGTTCTGAAACAGATATAGGAGCATTTTATGTTGGGCAGAAAGCCAGCAAAGAAATATACATCAAAGATGATAGTATATCAAATCAAGTATTATACAAGTTCTTTTTCGATAAGACCAATAATCCCCAAAAATATGTCAATAATTTAGGTATAACTCTATCGGCAACCATAATCAATAATACTCCAAACCATTTAAGTATTACTTCCAATGGTCTAGATGGAGAAGGATATCCAATTCAATCGTTTGATATCAATCCAATTAAATTTTATAATACTAAAATACCTTTCGTGGTTAAAATAAAAGATAATAATGGTTTTTCTATAAAAAACTTTGATAAAATAGCCCTATCATCATTAAATGTTTCGATAAATGGGGCGAATACTTCACAATACTCCATAAGTTCTCTAAATTATACTTTAGAATCTCAAGATTCCGGTGGAGCATTGAGAGGATATGTAACATTCCCTAATGTATCATCAAATGCAGTTCTTTCGGGAGTTTATATAAGTGCATCAGGAACACTGACAAATAAATTATTGAGTTCTTATACTTTATTGGGGAATTCCACTCCATTTAACGTATATCCTTCAAATAATTTCGATTATTATAAGACTAATGAAAATTTTAATGCAGAGCAGACTCTTAAAGACCTTAGATTCCAAGAAACTCTACTGGATAAGGAATTACTATTCGGAGGATTTCTAGGAGGCATTCTAGGGGGCGATACAGCAACTCATGAAGCTATAGGATTGAAAAGTTACGAGAAAATAGCTAATTTTGTTCAGAATACACAAGACTTGGATAAATGTGAAATTGGATATATAGATTCTTTGGGACAAACTATGAATTATAATGATACGAGAGCAGAGAAGTATCATTATCCCGAAAGGATTAAGAGACTCATAAATACTTTATCAATTGATAAGTCGAAATTAGTGGGAACCTCTAATAAATTCAGAGAAAATCTGGATATTAAAGGCAGAACTTCCAAGACTGAATATGGTATAAATATTGGAAATAAAATTAATACTACCACATATACTATAACCGCTGGAACTCCAATAGTTGCTCTGGAGAAATTTTCAAACACTTATAATCTTCTAAACACTTTTCAACCAGTATCCTCTACTGGATCAACAATTTATAAGTTATCTGCTTACAATTCAAATTGGGGTTGGCCCATGGTATTGCCAGCAGTATTCAATTTCAAAGAGATTAGTAAATATTATCTATTTTTTGAATATAATGATCAATATGATGGCACAATATTGGATGGGGTAATAGATTTCACCAATAACAAGACAACTATTCCTTCTACAGTATCCACATCAGATATGATATCTCAAAACGGTATTATGGATAATATGTTTCTGGATACACTGTATCAGTCATTATCTTTGGTTCAGTAGTATGTACCATATATAGATGTGTCATTTTTACTCATATCATAGACATCTTGTTGTGATATAGTATATATATCAAATGGATATACTTTCTGCTCACTAGTTAAGGATGGAAATAATACAGAGGATAGTTTACCAGAGAATATATTGTCATAAACCTGATCATTACCTTTTTCCACTGGGGCATTTGTAGCATGGTTATACTCAAAGCGTTTACAGGTGAGTCTATATGTGTAATGTCCCAAAACAGGATTCATACCAGCAGCCACATCTTGATCCAGTACTTGAGTAACACGGAATATTTTTGAACCCCTATTACCCGGTCTATCACAACCTAAAGCGGTAATTTCCAGAAGATCATCAGATTTTGGCTCCACTCTTTGACCATTCATAGAGAATGCTGATACTGGGAATAAATTAGTGAAATCTTTTATGGCTATGTGTGCAGTCAATTCATCATCAGATGTCATACCAAATGATGCCAGAGATATACTTTCCTTTAATTCTAAATACGCCTTTATAACATATGGTTTAGAATATTGTTGGGTTGGGTGTTCTCCATATAGAATATTCATGGCAGAGAGATTAAATCCATTCACATAATAATTCATCTCCACTCCATAATTATTAATCAATTCTTGGAAACCTGAACCAAATATAGCTTTCTCCGCTTGATAATTGGAAGGGTCGGCAAAACCACCACAACGGGAATTATAAACACCTGCAAAAATATTAACAGGATCAAGACAAGAAAGTGGAGTAGTAGAACAAGCCATATGATTATTTATCCATTACCCAATTCAATAGATGTCTCTGAGATAATCTAACAGATTCTTTTTTTAATGCTCTATTTTTAGAATCTTCCATAGCCTGTTTTTTATCTTGTCGGGTAAAGGGTACTGGATTATCATAACAATCGAAACTCCCCCCTACTGTTTGGGGTGCTCCTTGTAAGGTGGTTAGTTGATTACCACTACAATAGAAACTCCCCTCTACTGTTTGGGGTGCTCCTTGTAAGGTGGTTAATTGATTACCACTACAATCGAACTTCCCCTCTACTGTTTGGGGTGCTCCTCGTAAGGTTTTTAGTTGATTACCATTACAAACGAAATTCCCCTCTACTGTTTGGGGTGCTCCTGATAAGGTGGTTAGTTGATTACCACTACAAACGAAACTCCCCTCTACTGTTTGGGGTGCTCCTCGTAAGGTGGTTAGTTGATTATCATAACAATAGAAATCCCCCTCTACTGTTTGGGGTGCTCCTTGTAAGGTGGTTAGTTGATTACCACTACAATCGAACTCCATCCCTACCGTTTGGGGTGCTCCTTGTAAGGTGGTTAGTTGATTACCACTACAATAGAAACCGCCCTCTACTGTTTGGGGTGCTCCTTGTAAGGTGGTTAGTTGATTACCACGACAATAGAAAACGCCCTTTACTGTTTGGGGTATTCCTTTTGGTAATTCTGTTAAGAATAACATACCAAGATAATAATTACCATTTTTAACTCGTCTTTCTGCTATTCTTTTACCCTCTTCCATTTTTTGTATTACTACTTGAGTATTTATATCATGTTTATTGAGTTTATAATAGCCATTTTCGATTAATTGTGGTATAGTTAATTCTCTAACTTTAACATATCTACTTATTTCATTTGGCTTCAATGCCTCTGCTTGACGAGGAGTTAAATTAGTACCAGTAGAGATATATTCATTTCTTAATTTATTATCGAGACTATCAAATATATCATCGTTTAAAGTAAATCCAGATTTTACTAAAGTAGCTTTATTCTGATAATCCAAGGTATTAAACTTTTGTAAAGACTGATTAATTCTAAAATCTTTTATAAATTGTAGAAACTGTTTTTCCCTTTGCGATAGGGGATTATTTACAAATAGATATTCATACTTAACAAGGACTGGGAATCTCTTTACTATTTCATCCCAACCACCTGCCACTTCTATAGTATCATTATTAGCAAATGTCCATTCCCATCCATCTTCAGTCCTATCGAGAACCATAATATGGGTATCGTCTGTCTTTGGTATATTTTTGAAGAATATAAAATAGAACGTGGAGGCTTTTTGTAGTCTAAAACTTCCAAACATATTACCCCCGGCTACTCTGGAAATACAGAATGGATAACCCCTACCATATTTTACACATTTCTGTACTGTGTCACCCTTATAAATTGTTACATCATTATCATCTACTAATGCTTCAGAAGAAGATAATTCAGATTTAGCAGCCTCTTTATTTTGGGGATTATTCTTCCCCTTGGCAGCATCTACTACTTCTGATAATTCTATAAAAGTTTTATATTGAAATGGGTCTTTTTGTTTTATACCATTTTTATATTTTTCAAACTCTTCAAGATAATTTCTAATTACTTGTTCTGATTCTTCAGAAGAAAACTTTTGTATTAGTTTTTTAACAGCTCCTTCTGAAAACTCTAAAATTACTTTATTATAAAGATAATCGAATGTCATATTGTTATTTAACTATAATAACTCTACCCAGAGGTTGACCACCAGCACCAACAAACATTTGAATACTGGCTCCACTGTTTTTATAGTTATTAATAGTCTTACCATTCTCCCAATTCAGTTTCAATTCTTCCATTTCCGGTGCTGTTAAAATTCCACCATGAGTGGTTAATTTCATATTGATGTTTTGATATGGTCCAACGGTATGTAATTTCTTCTTATCTAAAATGTTTGGATTCTTGCCATTATGTGCTTGAATTGATGGGGTTGGTGTACCATCGGCAAGATTATGGCGATATTCGTTAATGATATCCGAATTAATATTGAATCTTTTAGATAATGGTATTATTTTATTATTTTTATATGTTATTGGATTTGCCGATTTTATTTGATCTGGTAGAAACACTATACAAGCATTCGGAGTTTCAACTGAATCATAACCTTGTTTTCTGATTCTAGAAGCTTCCATTACTCCTTCTGGTTCAAACTTGTCAAGTCTTAAAGGGTTTTCCATTCTCAAATAAACCGCCATGGTGGTGGGAGATGGAGAACCCGTAAATCTATTGGCATAATAATCGGCATAGGTCTGGTCTTTAGCGAAAAAATATATCGGGCCAAATGATTTACTCACTCTAAACTTGTCAAACTTTCCTACTGGAGTACCATGAAAGACTGGGCCTATATTATAACCTGATTTTTTAGCAGCTATATCTACCAAATGTTTAACCTTTTCAGTATTACCAGATTCTATAGCATCAAAATATTCTATATCTATAGAATCTCGATGGGTATTTTCCAAAAAGAATTGTAAAAAGGTTTTCACTAAAAGTATTTAACAAAAAAGCCTACTGTTTAGGTAGGCTTTTTCATGTTGGATTTTTGAGTTAGAGATTAACGGAAGTAATCGGTTGCTGCTTTCTTGAGGGTTGAGCCGGGAACTTGGTTGTTCTTGCCTTGAAGAGCAGTGATTGAAGGAGCACCGTCTTTAGTACCAGTTTCATCTGTCACATCAGCCTTGGCTTTACCACTTTTAGCGGATGGGAAACCTTGTACTTTATTTGACTTGCCTTGTAATTGCTTACCTTTACCAGTAGGAGCTACCTCAGTGCCTTGTTCTTCGTCTTCTTCTCCGAAATGGTGTTCATCTTCACCTTCGTCTTCAAAGTCGAGATCATCGCCTTCATCTTCAGCTTCACCACCAATGGCAGTCTGAAGGACATCGATTAGCTTCTGAGCGGTTTCACGATCAAGAGTGAAGGTTACTTCACCATCTTCATCACCCATGTCATCTTCGCCACCGAAGTCATAACCCATTTCTGAATCTGGAGTTGAATCATCAAGACCAAGCGCACCTAAGTCTTCTCCCTTATCTTCTTCACCAAAGTTTTCACGGAGAACCTTACTATATAGTTTATCGAACACTGATTTGCTCATAAATCTATTTAGTGTTTGACGTGTATTTTTCTTAGATTCTTGAATTCTTTCTTCAGATTCTGATCTTTCTTCTGAATCTTGTAATCTTTTCAATTCAGCTTTAAGAGATTTTTCTTTTTCTTGGGAAAGATTAGGAGCTTTCAATTTAGCTTTGATCTTGTCTTCGGTTGATTCTACTTTGGATTGTTCATCTTCTTCAGCGTTATGTACTGACTTGGTGATTTTGAACTTTTTACCCGTTTTGGTTCTAGTTCCTTTTTTACCAGTATATTCAGCATCAATTTCATTATAACCAGAAACATTTGGACCATCCCCCACAAGTTCTACTTTACCCTCAAAGGTCTTTGCTTTCTCTTGGATGTTATATCTCAGAGAATTTAGCATTTTTCCATAAATGTCTCCAATACTGGTTGTGTCATTTTTACTCATATCAAGTATTTAGGCATAATTCACCATTTTACTGTGAATTATCATATATCTGTTATGTTTGTGAAGAATATTAGGTTTTAGTGTAAAAATGTAGGCTCAGAGACTAAATACTATTAGTGGTAACATTAAAGATTAATTACAATTGCGATTCGGATTTTATATCATTCCTAAAGGAGTGTAACAAAGTCAAAAGAATCGCATTTAATCTTTTTAAGACTACCCTAGATAAAACCGTGGTCACTAGAAAAATTAAATCTTCTTATAATATTAATTATGATTTAGTTGATGCTTCTATTATGGAGTGTTGCATTGGCGATGCCTATGGATTATCACAATCTTGTAAAGAACGTAGACAAACTAAAATGATATTTGGTTCTCTTAAAGAATGGAAACGATTACATAAGGGTCTGATGTCTAAAGAAGAGTTCAACATTATAAAAAATACTCAACCAGTACTTTTTACTGGTAAATCTAATGAGAAATTAGGTAATCGTAAGATGAAGTTGGATATTAATAATAAACAAATCGTTTTCAAGAAATCGAGAACGGAACATTTTAATTTGAAATTAATAACATCCAATTCAAGATGGAAATTATTGAATAAATTACAAATATTTTTTGAAGAGAATTCTACTCCAGTAACATATAAATTAGATATGAATCATATTTATATTACTTTTAATGAAAGTATTCTTAAAGAAAAGGACCATAATTTTATTAAAAATAGAATTGGTTCCCTTGATTTAAATCCCAATTACATAGCTTTCACCATTCAGGATTTTAAAGATAGTGCTCCAACTCAAGTGTTCAAACAAGTATTTGATTTGACAGAACTTAATAAGACACATAATAGTAATAAGATAAATCATGAGATTATTGAAGTATCCAAAACTATTTCGGAACTATCTAAACATTATCAATGTGAAATAGTAGGGTTAGAAAAGCTAACTATGCCTTCCAAGAACCATAATAAGGGCAGATTTTTAAATCGACTTATTAATAATACTTGGAAAAAGAACTTATTTGTTAATAATCTTAAAAAGAGACTTAATATTTTAGGTATCAGAAACCAAGAAATAATCTGTGCTTATAGTTCTACAGTTGGTTGTTTGGATAATCCAAAAGAAACTGATAGTATTGCAGCAGCTTTAGAAATTGGTAGAAGAACTTATGTTTTTCTTAATAGATTTTTAAATAAGAATAAAGATTTTTTAGATGTGGATATTATGTTCCCTACTATTAATAGGGGTTTGTTAAAAGAGAGATGGAATTCGATTTTAGCAGACTACAACCCTAAGAATATAGGTTATAAAGGTATTCATGAATATCTAAAAGGAGAAAAGAAACTGAATGAATTAAGGTTTCTCTTCAAGGACTATGATTTTAGTTCTTGGAGTTGTTTTAGATTAAAATCATATAAAACTTTGGTATCAACTAATTGTTGTTATCAACAGATATTGTTTTAGTTAACTCTACTCATATCAATTATTTAATATAACTGATGATTTAATTGTAAATATAGATGATTATGGCAGCCAGAAGAAAGAAAGATAGTTTATACATGGGTAATCCCAATGTTCCTTCTAGGGGGGCAGAGTTTGAATATACTGAAGAAATGCTTTCAGAAATATCAAAATGTAAAGAAGATATTTTATATTTTGCTGAAGAATATTTTACTATTTTGATTCCCGGTAAAGGAAAGGAGAAAATAACTCTTTTTGCGGCACAGAAAAGAGTTTTAGCTAAAATGATTTCTGATAGATTTTTTTGCCTAATTTCATCCAGGCAGTGCGGAAAATCGACAATTATGACAATTTATCTGTTATGGTTGGCTATATTTTTCGGAGATGAGAGAATATTGTTGGTTGCCAATAAGGAAGCAACCGCAATTGAGATTTTCGGTAGAATAAGATTGGCCTATGAATTATTACCCAATTGGTTAAAGTCTCCAGTGGATGGGGAGTATGGTAAAACTTCTATGAAATTAGAGAACGATAGTAGAATATCAATTTCTACTACTACTGGAACAGCAGCCCGTGGTCAGAGCGTCTCATGCGTGGATGGGGAAAGTATAGTCACTATAAAGGATAAAGAAACCGATATAATTTTTGACATATCCATGAGAGAATTAAATGAGATATTAAAAAACGATAATATTAAATTAACTACAGTATTAATAGAGGATGAACCATCTTCAAACTAACATAAATTATGGCAGACTTAACAGATTATGAGGTGTATAAAAACAATAGATTCGAAGTCTTAACCGATAAAGGATTTAAAGATTTTAGAGGAATGATGTCTGGGAATAATCCCGATAAGATACTTTTAAAGTTTGATAATTCTAAATCTTTAATTTGTACTCCCCTACATAAAATAATGACTAGTTCAGATAGTCATATATATGCCAAAAACCTTAAAATAGGAGATAAGATATTCAACGATGTAGAAATAATTGATATAAACTTATTCCATGATGATACATCGGTTTATGAGTTTTTGGATATTAAAGATACCCATACTTATTTTGTAAATGGTATATTATCTCACCAATGCCTCGTAATCGATGAGTGTGCTTTCGTGGAATGCGTTCATGGAAATACCAACATCTCATTGAGAAATAAAAAAACCGGAGAAATATTTGAATTATCTGTATTGGATGCTATTGAAAAGCTGTCCAGATGTGATAAATAAGTATATGCTCAACAAAAGCGACCAAAGAAATAGAATATTAGAGTTTTTTGAAAATAGAAAACTTAATAGTAATTGTTATTTTATAGGATATTATAAACGTAGAGACGCATTAGACGTGTATGAATATTTGACAAATTATCATAATTATCATGATATCCTTAAAACAGCTTCGCTGGCACAAAAATTATATCACATTAAAATAGATAGTGATGAAATACCGACAGAACATAGATTTATAAATTATGTTGAGGGGTATACTAGAGGAGGTAGAAGAGTTAAAAATGACCCACGGGCAATAAATGATATCCCACATAGAACTATTAATTGGCTGAAGGAACAGTTGGATAATCATATAATTACTTCTACCCCAGTGTCTGATTTAGAATTAGTACAGTCTAAAATTGTGGGTTGTTGTAAAACTAAAAACTATAAAAAAATGGTAAACGATATCCCCATTATGGATAGTTTATGTTTTCATGCTAAAAATGAAAACATACCAATCATGATTAAATTAATATCAGTATTTAAAAATACTACACCCTACTGTTCACAATGTAATAATTTTAAATCTGTAAGAGATTTACATTTATCATTCAAACAAACTTGTGATAACATTGAATGTGTTCACTCAATGTTATCCCACAATGCCAAAAGTAGAGATAATAGTGCTATGCATATTCCAAGTAGCAGAAAAAAAGCGATAGCTTCCAGAAGATTAAATGATGTATGGCATAGTGAAGAGTCCAATAAAAAAAGAAGCGAATCGAATAAAAAAACTTGGACTAAAGAAAAACGAGCAGAAATAACTAAAAGAAATAGAGAAAATGGATTATATGAAATGTTTTCCATAAGATTAAAACAGAGAATATTGGATGGTTCATTCACTCCAAAATCCACCAACAGATTAAATCATAAAAGATTAATTTCAGAAATAACAGGAATAAAAAGTTATAGAAGTTCTTGGGAACTTAAATATCATGAGACATATCCATATTTGAAATATGAAACTATTAGAATACCATATATGCTAAACGGAGTGAACCATGCTTATATTGTAGATTTTGTAGATGAAGAAAAGAAAATAATATACGAGATTAAACCTTCTACTCTGGTTAATTCTGAAAAAGTTAAAGCTAAAGAATATGGTGCCAATATTTGGTGTGATTTGAATGGATATAAATATAAAATAATTACCGAAAATGAGTTCGACTTCACCAACTGATATATTAGACATAGTAAACAATTCCGATTTTGAAATACTCACCCCAGATGGCTGGAAAGATTTTAAAGGAATAGCAAAATATAATAATAAGGAATTATTAAAAATAACTACCGATAAGAATAAATCTATTATAGTTTCAGAAAATCATTTATTCTGCCACAAAGATAAAACCTTTTTAGCTAAAAACTCTAAAAATGAAATGGTCGATACTATCGATGGAGTAGAGAAAGTATCATATATTGAGCAAGTGGATGATGATTTTGTATATGATGTGGTGGATGTGGAAGATAATCACAAGTTCTATGGTAATGGTATTGTTAATCATAATACTCATTTGATGGACCCATTTTGGGCTTCAGTGTTTCCAATCGTAACTGCTTCCGATACTTCCAAAGTTTTTATGTGCTCTACTCCGAATGGCACTGGTAATTTATTCCATCATATATATCAAGGAGCGGTAGAGGGTAAAAATGGATGGGGGCACGATAAAGTATTATGGCATGAAATACCGGGTAGGACCGAAGAATGGGCTACTAAAGTAAGAAGCGGTTTAGCATCTGAGGAAAAATGGAAACAGGAATATGAATTGGAGTTTGTTAATACTGGAACTTCTTCTATGGACCGTCAGCTATATGAAGAACTCAAAAAAAATATATCCACCCCTGTAGAAATACTCATGGATGGCAAATATAAAATATGGGAACATCCAAATCCAGAACATCTCTATGTGGTCGGTGTTGATGTTGCAGAAGGTGTTGGGGGTGATTACTCAGTCATTAAAATATTGGATATTACAGACCTCAGGGAAATCATAGAAGTGGCCGAATATTATGATAATACCATACCAGTATCGGAATTCTCCGCGAGATTATATGAAATATTACAACACTGGGGCAAACCTCTAGTATGTATTGAGAGAAACAATCAAGGGGGGCAAGTAGCAGACAGACTCGGTAATGACTTGGGTTATCCCCGAATGGTTAATTATGGTTCTAAGATTGCTGGTAGAAAAAGTTTTGAATTACTGGGCATGATTTCCCAAAGAAATACAAAATATCACGCAGTAGCAAATGCCCGTTATTTCTATTCTGATAGAAGAGCGGTAGTTTTTAGAAATGACCATTCTTTGGAAGAATTATTCAAGGATTTCATAAAGGTTAATGATACATGGCAAGCAGCTTCTGGTAAACACGATGATAGAACGATGGCACTTGTTTGGGCCTTGATGATTCTTGATAGAGAAGTCTGTGAGAGATGGTTTACAATTGAAGAATTGGATGATTCTGGTAAACCCCTGAGAATTGTACCACTTGATTATGGTATCAAATATTTCGAAAATCCCACCTCAATCTATACCAATGAACAAGTATCCAACATTGAACACTCTATGTTAGCACCCATGACATTTGGTGCTTTTGGAGAAAAAGATGATGAAATGGCAAGCTTGATGGCCGATGGGTGGTCCTTTCTACAGGGTAGTGCCCCATATATAGACCCCAAGAGGAATATTTCCCGAGACCAATATGATGCGATAGATAGATGTTTCGGATAAATATGAATATGAGTTATCTGACCGAATTATCTGAATTATATTCTGACATGTTATTAGAAGATGTTCAATCATCTTTAAATCAGGCAAAATCCATATTATCAAATAATGGAATTGAGAATGCTGAGACGATAGTTAAACAATTTGAAGATATTTATAATACGGCAGAAGTTACTCCCGAAAATAAAAAATATAATTATGATGCCAATATCCCAGCTTTCGCATATTTTTATCTTGGTGGTAAGGATATTACTCAAATAAAATTAGAATATAATAATTATCTAAAATTAGATATTTCTAAAAATAATTATATTATTAATAAAGTAAAAGAACTTGTTAATAATATAAAATCCAAGAAATTATTTAAACCCTCCGAAGAAAAAACAAATCTAATAAATGATTATACTAAAGAAATCATAGAATTTATTCATAAGGAACATGATGAATATGTTAGAACTACATCAGACACATCTAAAAACTTTGACTACACTGAAAATAAAAATGATATAGTTTATGATGAAAAAGATTCCCCGATTGTAATATATCTGGCGGATAGTAAAGCGAAATGTATACATCATGGTAAGGGTACTGGGTTATGTATATCATATACAAATGAGTTGAATTATTATTGGTCATATAGAATGGGTAATTATAGGAGTGATGACCAAGGTATGAGTACCTACTTCGTTTATTGGAAGGACGGTTCAAATAAAATATTAGTAGATGCCTTGGAAGAAGGTGGATTTTCTTGGAATCCTATATCCCCCAATCAAGACACGGATATTTCCAAGGAATCTTTAATTCAAAAGTTTCCAGCATTGGAAAAACCATTTGAAGACGAGGTATTTCAATTTATACCTTATGGGGATAATGAGAGGAGAATATCATATATAGATAAAAATGTTAGATCTATATTAGATCCAGAATTAAAAACTCTGGAAGATTTAGAAATGTTTATTGAATCAGATAAATCAGTAGAGGACGAGGAATGGGCACAACTACCTAAACGGTGGGTAAATGAATTATTTAAAAAATATATAGGATTAGGTAAAATAGTTTCTAAAGAATTACAGCATACCTATCTTAATAGCCAAGATATCAAATGGTACGAAACTAAAATAATCCCCAGAGATGCGGAGGCATCTTATGTATATGTTAAGGACGTATTGAAAGGTCAGAATGTACCCCAAGAAATGTTAGATGCGATTGCTACTAGTCCGCATAATTCTTATGTATATGCTAAGAACGTATTGAAAGGTCAGAATGTAC